GCAGACGCTCGAGGACGCGAAGACAGGAAAGAAGCCGGCCGTCGACACCAAGCAGACGGTGAAGCACATGTTCGGTTTCGTGCCCATGGTGTGGGTCAAGAACCTGCCGTGCGGCGACAATGATATTGACGGTGCGCCAACGTATCCGAGCGAAGCGGTCGACACGCAGATCGAGGCCGACTATCTACTCTCGCAGGGTGGCCGCGGACTGAAGTATCAGTCAGACCCTACGCTGCTGATCAAAGAGCCGACGTTCAAGGAAAGCGCCGATCCGGTTGTGAAAGGCGCCGCGAACGCGCTGGTCATTGGCGCTGAAGGCGACGCCAAGCTGCTCGAGATCAACGGTGATGCGTCCAACGCCGTCATGGAATGGGTGAAGGCCCTCCGAGAGACCGCGCTCGAAGGTATGGGCGGAAATCGGTCGAACGCGGACAAGCTCTCCGCGGCTCAGTCAGGCCGCGCAATGGAGTTGATGAATCAGTCGCTCATCTGGCTCGCCGACAAGCTCCGCGTGAGCTACGGCGAGGGCGCGCTGCTGACGTTGCTCTGCATGGTCGTGAAGGCGTCCGACAAATTCTCGCTCAAGGACAAGCGCGGGCGCGCACTCCCGGCGATGAGCCAAACCGAAGACATCGCGCTACGGTGGCCGAAGTGGTACCCCCCGACATACGCAGATCAGAATACGCAGGCCACGACGCTCGGCGAGCTGCGCGGCTCAGGGCTCATATCGCAGGAGACGGCAGTCAAGTCGCTGGCCGACAGCTACGACATTGAGGATGTGGACGAGGAGCTGAAGAGGATCAAGGCCGATGACCCGCCGCCGAACAGCATTGCTGCAAAGCCGGTCAAGCCGCCCCTCTCCGATTCGCAGGATTAGCAGGCTGACGCCTGCAACGACCGCGTGCCCGATGGCGCGCAATTCAACTGGGAGGACAGATGTCCGAACATCAGGCAAGAAATATCGCCCTTCACGACATCACGCTGCAGAACGCGGCGCAGGTATGTGCTGAGGCGCTGCAAGCGAAGGGCTGCATCGTCATCATTCACAATGACGACGGTACCATTGGCATGACATCGACGGGGGTCAACCACTACAAGGCAAACGAATTGCTGTCGGTGGGAATCCACATCAACCTGAGCCAGCATGACGACGCTGTGCGCCAAGGCGCAGCGGGTGAGGCGGCGAAGGCCACTCAGCTGTCCATTGACGGGGGTGGCGCATGAGCATCCTCCTCAAGGCAATGCGCTCCCTGATGGAAGGTGAAGGCGGTGGCGGTGGCGGTGGCGGTGGCGGTGGCGCGTCGAAGGTCAAAACAGAGCCGGAGACATTTTCTCGCGAGTACGTGCACGAGCTGCGCGAAGAGAACAAATCGTGGCGCACCAAGCACCAGGAATCTGAGTCGCAGAGGGCTGAGGCACTGAAACAGGTCGATGACGCGACGAAGGTCGCCGCAGACCGAATCAAGGATGCGAATACGGCCGCCGATCAGCGAATCATCCGCGCCGAACTCAAGGCCGCAGCGATCAAGGCCGGAATGGTCGACCTAGACGTTTTGAAGCTCGTCGACATCACGAAAGTGAAGATCGGCGATGACGGCGAGGTGATCGGCGGCGACGAATTGATGGCCTCGCTGAAAAAGTCGAAGCCGCATTTCTTCACGGACCCTTCATCGAGCAATGGTCAGAGGCCGCCCAAGCCGGGCGAGCAGCAGCAGAAACTCGCGACCGACATGACGGACGCCGAGTACGAGGCCGCGAAAGCTAAGCTGATTCGAGGCTGATTTTCTGCCGCGGTAGAGACCGCGGCACAGTTTTTCACCACAGGCGCATCGGGCGCCGTGCCCATCGGGAGTTGACCTCCAGGGGTGTTTCTCAATACACCACCAGGAGTCTTTTGCAATGGGCATTCAAGCATTTCCCGCATCCCTGCAGCCAATCATCCAGCTCAACTATCTCCAGCGAGAGTTCGGCAAAGCAATCACCTCGATTCTCGGCTATCGCAAGATCGCCCGGCGCGAGAAGTTCCCCAACAAAATCGGCGAAACCATCACCAAGACCCGCGCGGGCCTGAAGGTGCCGACGACCACGCCGCTCAACCCGGCGACCAACACGAATCTGGACAACGGGCTGAACCCGTCTACCTGGACCGTGGAGCAGTACACGCTCAGCATCGCCATGTTCGGCGACAGCATCGACCTCAACACGGTGACCAACCGTGTTGGCATCGTTGAGCAGTTCATGCAGAACGCCTATGTCAACGGAGTGCAGGCTGCTCAGTCTCTCGACCGTTTGGCGCGCAATGCGGTATTCGCCCCCTACCTAGGCGGAAACTCGCGCGTCCGCACGACCCTGGGTGCCGCCGGCCCGACCATAGCGGTGGATGACGTGCGTGGCTTCCAGCAGGTGTTTGTGAATGGTCAGCTGACCGGCGTATCGGGCGCGAACCCTATGGCCGTACAGGTCGGCGGCGACGTGTACCAGTTGACCGGCTTCACAGTCGACGGCGCGAACGTCAGCACGGCATCGATTGCCGGCGGCCAGTCGGGGACGCTCACGTTCTCGAGCAACGTCACCGTGCTCGATGGCACGGCCGGTCAGACCGTCACTGCGTTCATCAGCGGCACAGGCGTTGCCCCCTTCATCCTGCGTCCTAACGGCCGCGGCAATACCTCGCTGCTGGTGGGCACCGATCTGTTGACGATGGGTTCTGTGCTCGATGGTGTGGCGTACCTGCGCAGCAACGCCGTGCAACCCATCGACGGCATGTACAACATGTACCTGGACCCGACGAGCGCGCGGCAAGTATTCGCGGACCCTGACTTCAAGATCCTGTACCAGGGTCAGAGCGCGAGCGCCGAGTTCCGTCAGGGCCGCGTGATCGAGCTGGTCGATGTGCGGTTCATCCCGACGACTGAGTCTTTCGTTCAGCCGTCGAGCGCCTCCGTCCCGGTGAAGGTGCGTCGTCCGATCCTCTGCGGCGCTGAGTCGCTGGTAGAGGGGGACTTCGAGGGCATGGGCAAGACAGACACGCCAGTCGATAACGGCATTATCAACATGGTGGATGACATCGTTCACGTCACCCGTGAGCCGCTGGACCGCCTGCAACAGATCATCGCCCAGTCCTGGTACTGGATAGGTGGGTTCGTTGCGCCGACGGATCAGACCTCCAACCAGCAGATCGTTCCGACCGGCAGCCAGAGCTACTACAAGCGGGCGGTCGTGTTCGAACACGCGGGCTAAGAGTCGCAACGGGCGCGGGACCGCAAACCGCGCCCAGCTTTGGAGTAGACGATGACAAATACAGCCCCAGAGATTCAGGACGAAGTCGCATCGACGGTCGTCAACAGCGAGATCACGGAGATTGCGCCCGGCCAGGTGGTCGCCGCGTTTCCGAATAACTCGACCGTGCTCCCAACGTCCACATTCAATATTCCGTTCAACGGATCGATTGTGCAGTTCTATCAGGGCGTCCGCGTGCCCGTAGATGCGGTACTGCTCGCGGCGCTCACCGCGGCCGGCGCGCCGTTCACCACGCCATGAGCCGCAAGAAATCCAAGTTCGAGCCGGGAGAAACCATGGCTCCCGATCAGTCTGCGGAGGCGCCCATGGCTACCGAGATGCCGGCGCCCGTGGTCGCCAATCAGCCGTTGTTCGTCGTGCTCGAAGATCACTTCGGATGGCAGGAAAACGGCAGCACGATGATGTTCAAAAAGAATCAGGTGGTGAAGGACAGGACCATCATTGCGCAGCTGCTCTCCAGGGGCGCTCCGCTGCTTCAAGGAGCCGCGTAAATGTCTGACGCCCTATACATCCGCCAAGGCAAAGGCTCCGCGCTCAACATCTCAGCACCTACGCAGGTGCTTGTGGTGTCTCCCGGACAGGCCATAGGGCAGCCGCGTGTCGTGCGCGTGATCGTGAACGTGGCGGGGACCGCCGCTGGAACGGTGAACGACAGCGCGACGGTTGCCGGCGCCGCCGCAGCCAATCAGATCGCGTCCATACCGAACGTGGTCGGCCCGATCCTGGTCGATTTCCCGATTCTCGCCGGGCTTGTCATTGTGCCAGGCGCAGGTCAGACCGTCTCCGTCAGCTACGACTGATGTCTAGCAACCCGCCAGAGTTCCCGGAGGCCCAGGCTACCGACTCGGCTACGCCGTTCACGACGGCGCAGAAGGTCGATATACGCCGGTTTTGCGGCTATCCGCAATTCGGCGCTGTGCCGTCGAGCTTCCAGAGCTATCGGTTTTTCCAGTCGTACGGCACGCTCGAATACCGCATGCAGAACATGCTGGTCGAGGAAGCCGCGGTCGTCACGACCGTATACCTCTCGAATCTCACGGCTCTCGAGCAGGCCATTCCAGCGTCCGGCGCGAACCTGGACACGGATAAAGCCGGTTCATGGGCGCATAACAAGAACGAAGTGGCTGATCGTAGAGCGCTGTTTAACCAATGGCGCCGCGACCTCTGCGCGTTCATGGGAATTCCTCCGGGCCCAGGCCTAGGCAACGGCTCCACAAGCCTGGTCGTCTGATGGACGGCACACGCCTGAATGCCCTGATCTACAAGGGCTTAGGCCGCGGAGCGGCCCACATTGGCGG